GAAGGAGGGCTGACCATGGCTAAATTTATTGAGATACACCGAATCCCGCTGACCGGCGGGGAGCCGTTTCCGCAGCTTATTAATCTGGACGGTGTGTCTGTTGCCTGCGGAGCCATGGAAGGCGCGGTCATCGCCCTGCGGCGGGAGCCCGGGCCGCTGAATGTCAGCGCGTTCAACATTGCGGAGACCTATGAGGAGCTTCGGGAGCTGATCGCCTCCGCCCAGGGCGGGATCCCCATGGGGCGGGCCGATGGATAGCCCGGGGTGGTACATCGTGACCAGTCCCGCCGGTTACGTTGTCCTGCAGGCGGAGGCCGGGTGCCGGTACGCCCGGGACGTGGAGCTGGCCCTGCTGGACGCGGGCTACACGATCCGTCTGGGCGGAAAAAGACTGACGCGGAAGGAGTTGGCACAGCATGCCCCGAAACCCAATATGCAAGGTCTGTCACGCCCGCGGGGCTGAGATCGGACCGGACGGCCGGTGCTGCGGCTGCCGGATGGCTCTCTGGGCCACCCGGCAGGGGCTCCGGTACGGCGACCTGATGGGACGGCTCCGGGAGGCAGGACAGAACCCTGAGACGGTGGACGTCCCCGACCTGCCGCCGGTGCACGACCGGCGAAAGCACTGGAGGTGACCCGGGATGCAGCGGTGCCGGATCTGCGGTGTCTCCTGCCAGACGGATCGTCAGGGACGATGCCGGGGCTGCCGGGAGGTTAAAGCCGCCCACGACGCGGGGGTCAGCTACGGACGGTACAAAAGCGACCTGTACATGCGATACGGCGACCAGCCGGAGCTGCCGGCCGACTTCTACCTGGAGTGCCCGGTCTGTCACCGGGTGTTCCTTCCGCGGCGGCGGAATCAAATCTACGACGTGCCGGCCTGCGGGCAGATCGCGGCGGCACGGAAATATCGACAAAAACAGCGCGCAGGCCATGGGGCTCCGGCGGTCACATCGGAGGATAAACATGGCGCAAACGCTGCGGATCAAGACGGCCGGCGGGCTGACCAAAATGAGCCTGTCGCCGAGAGTTAAAAAATCAGACGGATTCCAGAGCCGCCGGGAAAAGAAAAAGCTTTCCTCGGCGGCACAGAAATACATCAACGCCAAGGTCCAGCACGACCAGCTGGAATTTCTCCTCGCCGCCAATGTGCGGCAGGGCGACTGGTTTGTGACGCTGACCTATGACGACGGGCACCTGCCGGACTGCTGGGACCGGGCGGACAAAAGCATGCAATGGTTCTTCCGCAAGCTTCGGGAGCGCCGGAAGCCGGAAAAGACCATCTATTTCTACAACATCGAACGGGCGCACTTCTCTTCCCGCCCGGACTGCTGCCATCGATGGCACCACCACGCGGTGATCCCGCAGGAGGTGCCGCTGGAGACGGTGCGGGAACTGTGGGGCAAGGGGCACATTGACGCCCATCCCATCAAGCTGGACAAAGATCACACCTACGGGAGCCTTGCCACCTATCTGCTCAAAGAGTCCAACGAGTTTCCGGGCAAGCGGGGCTGGCGCAGCTCCAAGGGGCTGGCAAAGCCGGAGGTGGACTGCCTGATCGTAGACGATGATTTTGTGATCCAGCCGCCGGAAAGCAGCGGGGTCATGGTGCTGGACAACCCGGGGCCCCAGCTGACGGTATACGGCAGATTTCAGATTATCAAGTTTCAGGCACTTGACGGATATGACGGTGGTGTGTTATCCTCGGGATATGCGGGGCGCAAAAGGTCGCCCGGCACAGGGCTGCAGCGTACTGGTACTGACTGATCGCTGGCCCTCTTAATTATTCACCTTGAGTCTTTTATATTATTTTATCGGAGGAGGCAAAACGTCATATGATTGCAGGCCAGATCCGTGGTACAATGTTAGCAGTCAAGGACGGGTATCTGGAGTGCCCATACTGCAAGGCATCCAGACTCCAGCGAGTCAGGCAGGACACCGAGGCCAAAAGGCTACAGGTCTATTGCCGAAAATGCAAGCGCGAGTTGATCGTGGATATGCAAGCGGGCCAGTGCTACATGAGCCGGGGCCAGTGACCACCAGAGCGGTGGGACACTGGCCCCGGCTTTTTGCTTTGTCAGGAGGTGCGGCACATGCAAAAGCCCTTGCGCAAATGCGCACACCCCGGGTGCCATCGGCTGACAGCTGACGGCTATTGCCCGGATCACAGGCCGCGAAAGGCACGCGGCGCGTCGGAAAAGTGGCATTACCTGTACGTTGACCCACGCTATGGCTGGAAGCAGCGGCGCACTGACCAGCTGCTGGCAGAGCCGTTCTGCCGGGAGTGCGCACGGCTGGGCATACGGACATACGCCACGGATGTGGACCATGTGGTCCCACACCGCGGCAACGTGGAGCTGTTCCTGCACGGCGAGCTTCAGAGCCTGTGCCATGCACACCACAGCGCCAAAACCATGGCGGAAAACGCCGGTTCGTTCGGCCGTCAGCGGTCATGACAGCGGTCTGGCTCGGGCAGGCACGCGCGCCCATGCGCATAAGCGCACAAACGTGCGAATATCTTTGCGCCCAACTGCGCCAAGGGTACCCCCAGGGTCCGAAAATTCGGAACCTCCTCCGCCGTGACCGCGTGTCCTACTTCGTGCGGGATTTTTTCCCCACGGGAAATTTCGGGGCGGAGGTGGAAGCCGCGGCGGCGAGGCGGCGGGGTCGCTGAGACGGTGGCGCTGAGACGGGCTGACTTGGGTTGTTGGAAAATGAAAAAACGGAAAGGCGGTGGTGGTTTTGAGCGGGAGTCGGAGGCCGATGGATGTGAATCTGGCGGCGGGTGGCAAGCACTGGACGAAGGCGGAGGTTGCGGCGCGGAAGGCGTCGGAGGCATCCGTCCCGAAGCCGGTGAAGCTGGTGTGCCCGAGGTGGCTCTCCCCTGCCGCCGCCAAGCTGTTCCGGGGGTATGCGAAGGACCTGCTGGACTCCGGGCTGCCGGTGTCCAAATTGGACACGGGAACCCTGGCACGGCTATGCGACGCCGAGTGGAGCTACGCGGAGGCAAGCCGGCACAAGGCTGCCTATCTGACCATTGCCCGGGAAGTCCTGGAACAGGAAGCCGCCGCGCGGGAGACCGGGACCGCCGCGGAGGGTCCGGACCGGATGGAAGCCTATGCGCTGGCGCAGGAACAGATCGCTTACTGGACAAAAGCAGCGGCCTCCTGCGAAAAGATCGCCCGGGGGGCGGCAAACGATCTGGGGTGCACCATTGCCAGCCGGTGCCGGATGGTTGTGCCCAAATTGGACACCGGCGAGGAGGACGATCCTCTGCTGACCCTGCTGGAGCGGCGCAATGCTTGACGCGGTACGGGCCCAGACGGTGATCGACTTCATCCAGCTGCTGAAGCTGGCCTCGGCGGGCTTTTCCGGGCAGCCATTTCTTTTACAGCCATGGCAGAAGGACCTTGTTTCCCGGTTTTACGGCACCGTTGACCGGGACGGTGAGGAAGCCTTCCGGCACTACCAGTACCTGTATCTGGAGATCCCGAAGAAGAACGGCAAGACGGAGCTGGCGGCGGCGCTGGGGCTTTATCATCTGCTGGCGGACGGGGAGGAAAATCCCCAGGTTTACATTGTCGCGGCGGACAAGGACAACGCCTCCATCTGCTACAACGCCATGGTCGGCATGTTCCGGCAGGCGAAGTGGATGCAGAAATGGGTGAAGCTGGTGGACTCCCGCCGGGAAATCCGGCTGAAGGACGGCCGGGGCTTTGTGAAGGTGCTGTCCTCTGACGCGGAGACCAAGCACGGCTACAACCCCAGCTGCGTGATCTTTGACGAACTCCACGCCCAGCCCAACCGGCGGCTGTGGGACGTTATGACCTTCGGCGCCGGGTCTGCCCGGAAGGAGCCGGCCTGGATCGTGCTGACCACCGCGGGCGACGACCCGGACCGGGGGTCCATCGGCTGGGAGGTCCACGAGAAGTGCCGCCGGATTCTGGCGGCGCGGGACGGGACCGGGAACCCTGCCGAGGATGATCCGCTGTGGATGCCGGTAATGTACGGGCTGCCGGACGATCCGGAGGAGCTGGAAAAGATCGACATCTACGACGAAGCCCTGTGGGCGAAGGTCAACCCCAGTCTGGGGGTCACGATCCCCCTGCGGATGCTGCGGAGCGAGGCGCTGGCGGCAAAGCAGAACGAGGCCTCCGAGCGGCTGTTCCGGTGGCTCCGGCTGAATCAGTGGATCGCCACGAAGGCGGTGGGTTGGCTGCCCCTGACCCTGTACGACCGGACCCAGTGGCACATCCCGGCGCTGGATGCCAAAGCGGACACCATGCGGGGCCCTGCCCTGCGGCAGGCCATGCGGGAGACCCTGCGGCGGAAAACCTGCTACGGCGGGCTGGATCTGTCCAGCACCACGGACCTGTCGGCCTTTGTGCTGGTATTCCCGCCCCAGGCGGGGGTGCCGAAATGGACAGTACTGTTCCACGCCTGGCGGCCCGCCGGCGGGGTGATCGAGGCGGAGAAGCGGGACCATGTACCCTATCGGGACTGGGAGCGGGCCGGGTACCTGACCCTTTGCGAGGGGGACATGGTGGACTTTGAGGACATCAAGGACACCATCCGGCAGGCGTCCCGGACCTACAAGCTGCAGGTGCTGGGGGTCGACCCCTACCTGAGCCGGGAGATCTCCGGGAGTCTGATGCAGGCCGGGGTCAACGTTGTGGAGATCCGGCAGAACATGACGGAGATGAGCCCCGCCATGAAGGAGATCAAGAACCTGCTGATCTCCGGGGAGATGGTCCACGAGCACAACACCTGCGCCCGGTGGTGCTTTGGAAACGTGAAGTGCGCGGTGGACGGCAACGAGAACATGAAACCCATGAAAAACAAATCCACGGGCCGGATCGACATCACGGTGGCGTGGATCATTGCCCAGGCGGCGGCCATGCTCCAGCCCAGCAACCCGCTGGCGGATCTGCTGGCCACCGGAAAGTGGCATTTGTGAGGTGCAATATGCGGAAATTCAAGCGCTTTTGTTTACAGGCGGCGGTGATCCTGCTGGATATGGGCGCCTGCGCCGGGGCCGGGGTGGGGCTGTATCTGATGTTTCCGCCGCTGGCGTGGATCTTCGGCGGCGCGGCTGCCGGGTATCTGGCGCACCATCTGGCGGCGCTGCTGGAATAAATCGGGAAAGGAGCGAGGAATATGGCGGAAATGTCCGGACAGCTGGGCATGGCGGCGGTGCTGAACGGGGACGAAAACCCGGAATATGCCGCATTTGTGGACAAATTCAAGCCGAAAAAGACCACGGACGACTGCTACACGCCGAAGCTGGTCTATGAAGCGGTGCTGAACTGGGCGGCGGAACATTACGGGTTCTCTCCGGACGCCGCCGTGCGGCCGTTCTGGCCCGGCGGGGATTACACCGCGTTCCGCTATCCGGAAGGATGCGTTGTGGTGGACAATCCGCCCTTCTCCATCCTCTCCCAGATTCAGGCGTTCTACCAGGCGCGGAAGATCCCCTTCTTTCTGTTCGCGCCGACGCTGACCTGCATCACCCCGGAGAAAGGGGTCTGCGCCATCATCACGAACAGCGACGTGGAGTACGCCAACGGGGCGAAGGTCAACACCAGCTTCCGAACCAATCTGGAACCGGAAACGGCATGCCGGACGGCGCCTGAGCTGGCAACGGCGGTGGAGGCCGCCATTGCAGCGGGAAAACCGGCGGCGCCGGTGCTTCCGAAATACAGGTATCCGGACCACGTGGTATCCATTGCGTCCATGATGCGGCTGGCGACTGCGGGGATCCCCTATGCGCTGCCCCGGGACGCGTGCAGCTTCATCCGCCGCCTGGACAGTCAGGCGCCGGCCGGGAAAGCCATATTTGGCGGCGGATTTTTGCTTTCGGATGCCGCTGCCGCCGCTGCCGCCGCTGCCGTGCCTGCGGTAGAGTGGCCGCTGAGCGGCCGGGAGCGGGCTATGATCGACTACATCGGGCAGCGGGCGGCAAAACACAGACGGGAAAACCCCGGAAAAGAGGCATGATATGAGCTTTTTGAAGATGATCAACGGTGTGGGGAACCGGTCGCCTACTGTGGACCGGGGGCGGCGGAAGCCGGTGATCGTATCCACTACGGCCGGGAACTTCGGCGGGGCCTACACGGAGGCGGAGAAGCTGTCCGCGGTATACGCCTGCATGGACATCCGCTCCGGCGACGTGGCCAGCCTGCCGAACTATCTGATCAACCGCTACACCAAGGAGCGGCAGCCGGAACACGACATCCTGTATCTGCTGAACGTCCGGCCCAATGTGCGGATGTCGGCCTTTACCCGGCGGAAGCTGCTGGAATACAGCATCTATGTGACGGGGAACGCCTACGACTGGATCATCCGGGACAGGAAAACCCGGCGGCCGGTGGAACTGGTGCCCCTGACCGGGGATCTGGTACAGCGGGCAATGGACAGGGCCGGGAACCTGTGGTATCAGGTCACGGATCCGGTGACCAAGGAGCTGTTTCTGGTGCCCCAGGAGGATATCTGCGACTACAAGGGCCCCAGCCACGACGGCGTGAACGGCGTCAGCGTGCTGTCCTTCGCGGCGGACGTGGTCCGGGGCGGTCTGGCGGCCATGGAGTACAACCGGGCCTTTTACGAGAACGGCGGCCAGCCCAGCGGCCTTTTGATGGTGGACGCGGATCTGACCGGGCAGGTGCTGGATGAGGACGGCAATCCCACGGACCGGACATTGAAGGATGAGCTTCGGGACGAATGGGTAAAGAATCAGGGCGGCCCGGGGAACGCCCACAAAATCGCCATTCTGGACCACGGCCTGAAATACCAGAGCCTTGCCATCTCCCAGAAGGACAGCATGTTCATCGAGCAGCAAAGCCAGACGGTAGAGGACATTGCCCGGTACTTCAATATGCCCCTGTACAAGCTCCAGTCCGGAAAGCAGAGCTACAACTCCAACGAGCAGCAGGCCATTGAGTACGCCGGTTCCCTGCGCCCCAGCATTATCCAGCGGGAGCAGGAGCAGAGCTACAAGCTGCTGACCCCCAGCGAGCAGGCCGCCGGGTGGGCGATCAGCACCAACATGATGGCGCTGATGCGGAGCAACGGAGAGGCCCGGGCCCGGTTCTACTCCACCATGCAGCAGGTGGGCGCCTACTCCGTCAACGACATCCGGGCGCTGGAGGACCTGCCCGGGGTGGAGGGCGGCGATGAACACGCCGCCAGCCTGAACTATGTGCCCCTGAAGGACTGGGCGGATCTGAGCGTCCAGCGGGCAGGCGGACAAAACCAGAAGCCGAAGGAGGAAGAAACAGAATGACACTGACCCTGAGCGGAGAGCTGCTGCCCGATGAATGGGCGGAGATCTACCGCTATTTTGGCTATGACACCGGGTATTTCTGCCCGGCGGACATCCGGGGCGCCCTGAAGGACCTGCCGGAGGGCGAGGAGCTGGTGCTGGAGATCAACAGCGTAGGCGGGAGCGTGGACGGCGCGGCGGAAATTTACAGCCTGATTCAGGGCTGCAAAAATCCCACCCGGGCGGTGATCCAGTCTCTGGCGGCCTCTGCTGCCAGCTATATGATCCTGTCCTGCGACCGGATCGAGATCAGCCGCCCGGCCCAGATGATGATCCATCTGGCCAGCATGGGCGTGGGCGGCAACAAGCACGACCACCAGCACGCCTCGGCGGCGCTGGACGCCTGCGACCGGAGTATTCTGGGCTGCTACGCCGCCCGGTGCGGCGAAAAGTGCAGCGCGGAGGAGCTGGAGGCCATGATGGAGGCGGAGACCTATCTGACGGCGGAGGACGCGGTGCGGATCGGTCTGGCGGACGCCATTGTGGGCGACGGCGGCGAGGCCGCGCCGGAAGGGCCCGAGATGCTGGCGGCCTCCGTGGCCGGGAATGTGGTCCGGGCCATGCGGACGCTGCCGGACGTGCGGGAGCTGATGGCCCGGCGGGACGCGGAGGCGGACCGGGACCGGCTGGAGCTGGAACGGAACCGGTATCTCCGGTGAATGTGTCCAAAATGGACACGTGCCGGGGGGCCTTTTATCCGGGGGATTCCCACGCCAGTTTGAGAACTGGCTCGGAATGACTGCGGTTCGGGGCTCGGAAGGACCGGGGTTCGGGGCTCCCCCTGCCACTTCGTGGCCCTCCCCCCTCATAAATGCGGGGGGCAAGGCTCATCGGGACGGGGTTCCTTTCATCCGGGGGATTCCCACGCCAGTCTGCGGACTGGCTCGGAATGACACCGTATTGATGGGGCGCCCGGTTGATGGCGGGCGGCTGACGGCTGCCCCTACGGGTTATTTTTTGTATCGTTTGATCGTGTCCAAATTGGACACGGTCCGGAAATTTTATTTTATGGAGGATCAAATTATGCCGAATCTGAACATTGGCACGTCCCGGCAGCGTCTTAACGAGCTGCTGGGCCAGCGGGCGGACTATATTGCCGCCGCGGAAACCGCGCTGAACGCCGCCAACCGGACGGAGTATCAGGCGCAGATGGCGAAAGCCAAGGGACTGGACACGCAGATCAAGGACCTGCAGGATCTGGTAAACGAGTATGACCGGTATGACAAGGCCCACGCCCCGGCCTTCGGCAGCGGGCGGCAGGATCTGCAGGCCATGGGCGAGCACCTGATGGCCGGGGAGCGGGTCAAGTTCCAGCCCAGCGACGTGCTGGGCGCCATCCGGCGGAACAGCCTGACCTTCTCCGGCAGCCTCGTCACCCCCACGGGCGGCGGCTCCGACGTGAACGACGGCGTGAACGCCCAGGTCTCCACGCTGGTCAATCAGGTGCGCACCGAAGTATTCCGGGGCATGAGCTCCTGGGAGGAAGCGTACCTGAAGAGCATCCAGACCGCCAGCAGCGGCAAGGTGGCAACGGTTGCGGGCACTGCCCGGGCCGCGACGGATCCCGTTTTCAAAAAGGCGAAGCTGCTGGCCACCGAAATCCAGGTGACAAGCTATGTGGACAAGAACATCCAGAACCTTAGCCCCACGGACTATGCCGCCAAGGTCCAGCAGTACGCCCTGAAGGCCCTGCTGCGGAAGGCAAACTCCCAGGTGGTGAACGGCGACGCCCTGAGCAATCACGAGATGTTCGGCATCCTGAACGGCACGAACACCGACGCAGAGGAGATCGG